CTCTCGCCTGCGTACTCACGCCACAGTAGCGGAGGCGCAGATATGTCAGGGCACGAGTTATGGTGCTGGTAGGTTAGGAACGTGCAATTAGGATGCCGCGATTGCCTTGGGCTTATCCTTGCCCGCATCTTCAATCGACGAGCAGAACTCTTCGAAGGCTCGATCAGCGAATGGCCAGATGAACTGGTTCACTCTGCCTACAAGGAACTGATGATCTGCATCCTCGAGGGCAAGCATCCCGCCAGCCTTCTGCTCATCAAGTGCATCCAGGATGCGCAACGCTTTTCGATTCGTGTCTCGGTCAAAGCCCTGGCGCTGGCCGTTGGCACCATCCATTGCTTCGCCAACGATGAGCTCAATCTGCTGCGCATAGTTGAGGCGCACATTCTCGCCTTTGCGTGTTGTGACTTCCTTAAGTTCTATGTATTTCATGATGCGGCTACTGCCAATTCTCCTTCACCGTGGTAGAAAATGTTGTAATAGCAGGTAAGTTGACTGACGCTGGTCATATTGGGCACTGCTGTGGCCAGCACCTTATAGGTGATTGCATTGGTGGCATATGCATTAGGCGTGGAAGGTATATTCGTCCCTGTGCCTACTGCAGCGTCCAAATTCAGGGCATGAGATATGGCAGTCAGCCCGGTATCATCACTGGCTCCACCAGACCTGTGCGCCTGTACTTCAGTGAATTGCACCTGCATATCGTTATTAGCGTTATGGGCGATAGCAAAAGATATGACCCGCCTGTGCACAAACGTGTGCACTACCCCCGAAATCAGCCCCTTAGCCACCAGCACAATATGTATTTCACCACCCATGGCTGACTGGTCACTGGCGCCATAGGTAATGGTGAATAGATCTGTGAGTGTGTTATTGGGCAGTGTTCTGCACGCGCCAACAATCATCCGACCTGCAGGTATGATTGAATTAACCGGGGTGGTTCTCAGTCTGAGAACAGTGGGAGCACTGGTGCTGGTAAAGGTGGCCTGTGCTGTGAAATCCATTGCCACGCCCTGCCTGATCACTACTCCACTATCATAGCCATAGCTCGAAACAGTCAGCAGTGCGTCACCTGCAAATATGCCAGTCTTGCTGGTAAGTGTCCCCCTTGATCGTTCTGTGTAGATCGTAGGACCCGCACTGGCAATAGCAGCTTTCATGGCAACAACGGCAGATGCATTCCCTTGCACTGTCAGCGTGCCGCCGCCAAGCACTACCCCGCCACTACCATCCACGCTGGAGCTCGCGACTGCACCAAATGCGCCGGCGTTCCTATACTGAAGTTCTGATCCTGATCCAGCCGGCGTGGTGGCTGCCGCCGCTGTGATGGTTGTGCCGGTGATCGTCAGACCACTGCCGGCCGTGAGCCAATCCACCACGCCTGCAGAGTCATCCCAGAACAGGATTCGGTCAGCATTCGGATCAATCATCCCTGACCCTGTGCCTCCACGCGCCAGGGGCAAGGTGCCTGAAGTTATATGTGTCGCATCAATGCTGCCCCAGCTTGGCGCTGATCCACCTTTCAGGTACTGGCTGGTAGTGCCTGCAGCAGTTGGCACAAAGTACCCAAAAGAGTCTTTGTAATAAACAGACCCTGTGGAGCCACTTGAGAAATAAAATCCTGCAGTCTGCACTTGAAAGATGAATGACGATGCTTCGAGCACAGCGCCACCCACAACATGCAATCGTAATGATGGCGTAGTTGTGCCAATGCCCACCCATCCAGCTACCGTAACGCCTGACGTGGCCACGGCACCAAAGGCGCCACTGCTGTTGTATTGAAGTTCTGAGCCACTGCCTGCAGGTGTGCCGCCACCACCACCAGATGCGGTCATCGTGGTTCCGGTAATCGTGAGCCCTGTGCCGGCTGTCAGCCAGGTCACAGTGCCAGCTGACGCATCCCAGAAGGCTATTCGATCTGCTGCCGGTGGTGTGGAAGTAGGCACGAAGTAGCCGGCACTGTTGGTATACCAGAGCGTACCATTGGCCCCGCCGTTGAACAGATACCCTGCCGTCTGCACTTGAAAGTAGTAGCTGCTCGAGCCAAAGAGCGTGATGGCTGCACTGCTGCCCGTATCGAGCATTGTGATGCGTGCAAAGTCATCCTGTGCCCCTGCACCCAGATCGAGCCTGCCACCACCATAGGTGCCGTCGTACCAGCTCCTGATCCAGCCCATCTGCGTCAGGCTGCTGAGATAGCCTTTAAAGACGATCGCACCCACAGTGTCATTGTCGAGCACAGTAGATGGTGATGTTGCCGTGCCCCTGCCCTTGTCAAATTCAATATATCCGCCCTTATCACCTGAATTGACACTGCCATCATTAGGATTACTGCTATACCGGCGCATCACAAATCTTGTAGGGGCTGCTGTGGTAGCACTGATAAAGAACTCCTGATTTATATTGGGCACTGATGCAGTCAGCGCTGCTGCTATCTGGAAGTAGCCACCACCAAGCACCATATTTGGTGCTCCACCAGTACTCGAAACTTCAAACCCGGTGATGCCGCCCAATGCGCCTGAATTGTTGTACTGGACCTGAAGATTAGTGCCGCCTGGCGTGGCCGGCCCACCACCACTGGCCGTGAGCACAGTGCCGGTGATCGTGAGGCCACTGCCTGCCTCGAGCCATGCCACAGTGCCCGCTGAGTTGTCCCAGAAGGCTATGCGATCTGCTGATGCCGGTGATGCGGTAGGCACGAAGTAGCCAAGGCTGTTGGTGTACCACATTGCACCATTCGTGCTTCCAGAGAATTGAAACCCTGCTGACTGTACCTGAAAGTAGAATGGCGTGGCGTGCAGCGTGATGGCACTGGATGCACCTGTATCCAGCATGGTGATCCTGGCCAGGTCATTCACCGCACCAGCACCCAGATCCAGCCGGCCACCCCCATAGGTGCTGTCATAGTAACTCTTGATGTAACCCATCTGGGTGGGCGTGCCACCCACCAGATCACCAAAGGTTACTATCAGGTCAGTGGCTGTTGGATCTACTGCCAGTGTCTGGCCACCACTGGCCACTGTAAAGATGCCACCCAATGTCAGATTGGCCCCTGACACCACAGACGATGTCACTGCCCCGAATGCACCTGCATTGTTGTACTGCAGGCTCAGTGACGGGCTGGCAGGCGTGCCACTGCCACCAGGTGCTACACCCCAGCGTGGCAGCAGCGTGCCCGATACATTTGTGACTACCAGCACCTTGCCTTCATCTGTGCCTGGGTCTGCTACGGCATCGATGTCCAGATTGACAAAGTACCCTGCAGCATCCCTGTAGTAGATCGAGCCGGTACTGCCGTGGCTAAACAGGTGCCCCACTGAAGTCACTGCGAACCATGGTGTTGTTGCAGCGCCACGAATCGTCACACCGCCTGTGCCCCCATCAGTCTGCAGCACCTCAACTCGTGCATTGCCAAAATCACCCGCACCCATTGTGATCAGTCCGGCATTGCCAAAGTTCGTATCAAAGGTCGTTTGAACGTAGCCGAGTGCTTTCCATGCTGGAGAGAACCAGCCATAGAACATAATGCGGCCAGCCAGATCATCGTCATTCAAATACAGGCCCGTTGCCTGCGTGCGCTTGAAGTCAAGTTGTGGTGTCTCAGTGTTGTGAGTCTTGGCAATGGTGAACACCTGCCCAGTGGTCTGCTCATCGTGCATTGCACCGACAACGTGCAACTGCACTGATGGTGATGCCGTACCCAATCCCACATAGCCCGCACCTGGCTCAGTGACAATGGCCCGTGTGTTGGTGATAGTCCCGCCAGTCAGCAGCGTTGGTGCTCCAAGGTGTATGCCTTCCCACGTGGTCAGGGTCACAGGGTTGGCCACAGTTGGCTTCAGCCACAGCCCATAGCTCGTGCCTGTATTGGCAGTGATGTTGTTGACGCCATAAATCAGCCACGTGGTGAGTGCCGGGTTTGATACTGCCCCACTGCCCCTCGAAAGCCCGAGATTAAACACGCGCATCTCTGTCAGGGCTGTAGTATTTCCAGTATCTGAGAGGACAAAGACACCATTACTGACCACAGAAGCTGTATTGCCTGAAGCCAGATAGACCCCGGACTGCACCCCACCTATATCCGTACCTGCGGAATTGATCTGCTCGATGGTCAGCTTATTGGCCAGGCCAGTTTCCCTGCCTATGGCCACTTTGCCATCAGGAGTGACTGAGAAATAGAATGCCCCCCTGCCTTCTACTCTCAGTGGCGCCTTCTCCGATGCTGCGCCACTGGCACGCAGCAGCAGTACTGACCCACTCCCCGCACTGGGTGACAAGCTCTCAATGACTGTACATTCTTCAGCTTCAGCGCCAGCAAAGTGGAGCACCAGCTGATGATTGCCCATTTCAAAGGTGGAGTTAGCCGTTGGGTCCAGGATTTCATCGAGCCGTGGGATGGCTCCCGAGCCACTGCTAAGGAACTGCAGATTGACTACTTCACCGTTATTGAGATTCACCCCTCCATAGCTGACTAAGCTGACTGGCCAATGCCGGTAGTCACCATGATCTGTAGCCGGCGCCGTGACGTTGTACCTCACCCATCTCGTAGCATCATCAGCATCCTGCACATAGATGTGGCTGCCAGGTATTACCAGATCAAAGCTGCCGGCAAAGGCTGCGCTTTCGTTGCTTGTTTCATGAATCCTGATTTCAGTGGCAAGTGATGGGTCTGCATTATTGATGGCAATGACGCCTGTGGCGACAGCCCCGGTAGTGGCGTTGGACCAGAGCCACTTGCCTGTGAGCGTGCCACCGGCACCGCCACCACCAAAGTCCGTCCAGGCTCCGCCATTTGCACTGTATTGAAACTGCGTGACATCAGACTTGGCCCGGAGTGCCACTGTCCCAGTCGGGCTGACAGGCGCACTTCCAGTGGATGATGCGTCAAGGATGATGCCAGTGGATTTGATGCGCTTGCCCATTTATGGAGTGTCCCAAAGGGTCATCGTGCCATCGTCAGGGTCATACTCGAAGGCTATAGGATCAGCATCAGTCTCCTGCTGCTGAAGCGTGAGTGCTTTGAAGTTCCAGGTATTGTCCTGTTCGACAATATCCAGTGGCACGCGTATCAGGCTGTCAGGACTCCAGAGCACAAAGCCCTCATTGATGGCGTGTGTGCCTGCCATGCCGAGGGTGTCTCTCAAGCCGCGCTTCAGCTGCGACAATCGCCATACGCGGCCAGGTGCAAGCGAATAGGATGCGCTCACATCGGTGACATCACGGAACTGCAGCACTTCCTTGCCAAGTATGCACATGTTTGACTGCGTGGTTTTGGTGAAGGCGTCATTGTGAATGCCGAGCACTGTGTTCGTCCCGGCACCGTATGGGAAGTCAACATCAACTGTGTTGGTAGCATCCACACCGCTGCCAGTGCCGAGTATGGTGCGTGCCTTGCCAATCACAGCTGCAGTGCGCGTGAGTGCCACTGAATAATATTGCTTGTTGGCATCGTCACTTCCACAGGCGTTTCGAAACAGCGTCGCACCAGTCCACCCGTAAAGAGGTGACGGAGGTACATTGCGCGGGCCTGCAGCCCAGTAGATGCCGTCAAACCCATCGTGATCGTCTATGAGCGGCGGCGCATTCGAAAGTATGAAGATGCTATCAATTGGCAGGAGTGGGGCACCCTCGCCTGGGACCGGATATGGCGGTGTAATTGTATCCAGCGGTGGCCCGAGACCTTCCGAACGCAACTGACGCACACCTTCGATCTTCACTTTATCGCCAGGTACAAATTCCATGTCAGTGACGCGCAGATTAAGGAACTGCCCATTGGGGGCAGGCACCGTCAGGACATCGCCTGGATGGTACTTGATATATTTCGGCGGTAATTCAAGTTTAAGTGAATCCGTTTCCATTCGCGTACGTGCAAGGAGACTACTTGCGATGTTCCGTATGTACGTGCGATCAGATGCGATTGGCAAAAACACTTCCTTAACTGCCACACCTGATCCGAACTGGAGACCATAGCCGGCAGTGGCTTCCTCATATTGAAAGAGCGGATCGAAAAAGCTGATTTCCACGCGCTGCGCAACCTCAGTCAAACTCTGCTCACTGGATAGTGCGAACTTCACTGCCTTCTCTGACTGTTCCTCACGCCCGGATGACACTGCGCCAAGCTCACCATCTGGAACCGTCGCGCTCGAGGCTTGCGGCTGTGCGATGAATTTGAGCTTGCCGTCTACCTCCGCGCAGTCAAAAGGGGCAACAATTGACAATGCCTCCAGGGTACTCTTAGGCGGTGTTGGCCCGGATATGATCCACCCATTTACACCATTAACAGGCGCACCATTTGTGATTTGCCCGGCACTCACGCCTGCATAGTCGCATTCAGCCGCAACAATGTCTGCGACCACCTGGTCAGAAGTGACCACCTCAACCTGATACTGCGCAATCTGATTATATGAAGGAGTCAGATCAACATCATCGAGCCAGACAACAACCGATCCGCGATAGCCGGGGTAGTCATCGTTATCACCGCTCGTGGCATACCATGGGCAGCGCTCTGTCTGTGTTTCCTGTCCCAACAGAATTTGCAGCCGTTTCGCATAGAGCAGGTCCGCCCTGTAAGGCCCGAATGCTGTGCCTTCAATTGGAGGATTTGCACCTGTCATACTTGTCGGATCACGATCATAGAGCACATTGCCATTTGCATAGATCCGAGACACGCCCATCACCGACCCATTCCGGTTCTCACAGATCAGCAGCCCCATTGAGACTGAATAAGCCGTAGTTGGCGGACTGCTGCGCTTGCCGCTTCCCTGTGACACTGAACGCACCCGGACTGATGACAGCCAAATCACTTTTGCGCCCACTGCTGCCCTGCCATATATGCGCGGGATGCCTTCACTCTCTCTTGATGCGGTCAGTTGCAGGTCGGGGCGGGCAGCTTCACCTGGCTTGGGTTTAGGGGCAAGGATACGTTGCAGTAAATAGCTTGCACCTGTAATTATGGCGGAAATCAGCAGCGCAGTACCGTGAGCAATGAGGTAGGCAGTAACAGGATCAGCCGCTACCGTTGCGGTGAGCAGCACGAGCAGTGCCAGAATGTGACTAACTCTGCGCCAGTCTAAAGTCATAGAACCGCCAAACCATATCCAGCTCGAGTGGGATGATCGTCACCCACGGCCGCTGCCCATGGACATCAATGCCTACGCACTTCCACTTCTCATCAGCCCAATCCACAATGCCGGTATGACGAGGTGAGCCATCCTTATCAGCAATGATGACCACAGCACCCTCCACTGGAAGCATCACCTGATCCATATGTTCATTGAACAGATTGAATGCCTCACGCTGTGGTGGATATGCATAAGGCGGAATCACGAGGTCAGCAGGCAGCAGCCCGCACTCTTTCCCAACCCAGTCAATGACACCAATGCAATCAAGTCCATATTTCGGATCGCGCCCATAGGGGCGGAATATCACCCGCGGCCGCAGCAGGCTGCGCGCAGTTCTGACGATCAATTTTCTATCCACCTGATGCGATGATTCCATCTGCTGCCTTGTAGATGATTGCGCCTGCAAGATCAGGATAGCCGCGAAAGTTGACTAGATTGCCATTAGGCTGCGAGGCATTGCGGAATTTAAATTGACAGGTGTTTGCGAATCGATCACATCCGGCAGTGGCGGTAAAGGTGTCACCTGGAGCGATGTCTGCGCCTGGCTGCATCATCAATGTGAACTCAAGTGTGGTTGGCGGTGATTGAATCATTGATCTGGCAATATCTGCGGTATAGCCGGCATTGTTTCCACTGGTCCACGTCAGGTATCCACCTTCAAACCAACTCTCAGAGTATGAGACGTTGTAACCTGTTGCCACTTCGAAGACATTTGCACTGAATACTGCGCTTACTGTGAGATTCTGCGTGAATGGCGTCCCGTCAATGTAATGCGTAGTTGCAAGATTGAACTTGCACCTCGAGTCACCTACGCGCTGCACATCGCACATCCTCGAGGTGACGCGCCCTACTGGTTGCGATAGCTTCTGAATCAGCCCGCGCAGCTCCACAGTGAACGAGTTGTCAGCAATATCCACACGCCCGATCTGCCCGGACTGGTACGTGTAACCGCCATCACTCGGTGAGTCATAGTTGGCAAATCGCCGTTCAAATACTGCATCCCTGAACTTGCCCTTGAGAATGTCTGAAAGCGTAATCACGCCTGAATGGAAGAAGCCCTGTGCCTGGCTCGTATCAATCTCCATCTTCAATCCGCTCTTAACCTCACTCACGCGCATTCCAGGTCGTGCCAGATAGAGCTGCCCGTCTACTGTCAGGTTCTGGATGTGGTTCGTGAAGGCAAGCACTGCACCCACAGTAGGCGTCACCTTGATCAGTTCACACAGGCTGGTCCCACCCAGTGCTATATGTGTTGCCAGTGCTGCTGGTATGTTTCGAGGCATAGGCTAGTTGATCCCTACAAACCCGATTGGGCACTGAAAGGACTCATTGCCGGTATAACCAATCACGAGCGCATCCCGATCAAACCGAACATTGAACGATTCACGCTGGAATGCCGTGCGCCGGCCACGCACACAGAGGAATGCACTGATGAGTGTTTCGAGGTCAGCGCGGTCCTGGCAGAGCACATTGCCCTCAAAGCCAGTCAGCCCGGCTGCGTATTGCGCAAACCTGTCCTCTGAATAGCCGCCGCCCTGCACCACATAAGTGGAATAATCTGCATAGCGGTTTCTGCCCACCTCGAGGGGAAGCGGGAACTCATAACTGATCGTAGACGCGAGCGATGCGCCTGATGAGCCTGGCAGGTCATAGTCAAACGTTTCGACAATCTCCAGTTGGACCTCGTGCCAGTTAACAAAGAAGTTGCGCTCAGTGTAGCGATCAGCTGCGAAGCGTGCCTGAATCTCAAACTCGCCTGACCATGTGCCGCCTGCACCGCCACTAATCACGCCGCTCTCATAATCAAGCGTGCCACCACCGCTGAAGGTGATGGTGCCGCTGACTGGTTTCACTATTGGCCGGTCATAGCTGACGCTCCCCGCCGTGTATCGTTTCACCAGCTGCCCGCTCACGATCGGTTCACCGCTTGCTTCGAAGTCGAAAGGATCCTTGAACCTGAAGGAATCGGACTGGCCACGCCTGTTGATGAAGAAATTCAGCACTTCAACGCGCACCGCATCAGTGATGGTGCTTGTGTCTAATCTGAATATGCGCCTGGCGTGAATACCGCTTGAGCCATTGCGCTGCTCTGTGCCATTGGCTGAATGCACTATCGTGGTCTGGAACATCGGCCCGCCAGTTATCGCCGCATTCGCAAAGATGGCCAGCTCAGGGAATGATGCCGAATCATATGTGGGCACTACCTGGCCCCCTCGTTGCGCTGTGCGCGTTTCACGGCATTCATCACAGTTGCAGCCAGCTGATCCTGCGTGCGCTTGTCTACACTGCCGGATGGCGCATTCACACCCACACTGATATTGAACACATTGCCGGCGCTCCCAGCAGTCACAGGTGCTATATGCATTGGCTGGTTGCCTGCAAAGATGAGCTCAGGCCCACGCTCACCTGCTATGCCGAACTTGCCAGGCCCCAGCGTGCCGCCACTTGCGAAGAAGCCGCCAAAGATTGACCCTATGCCCTTGACGATGCCGCCAAACACGCCCTTGAGCCCTCCACTGCCTTTCAGCCCACTGAATAAATCCTTCAATCCTTCCGATAGAAAGTCTGTCAGGTCACGGATGAGTGGCGTGACGAAGGATTCGCGCAATGACTTCGTGAACTCAGCAGCAAAGATGTCCACAATGCCAAGTGCGAGGCCTGCGAATGCACCGCCCAGCGTTTTCTGCGCGGTGATGATGCTGATGAGCATGTCATCGAAGATTGCGTCGAACTGCGCATCAAGGCGTGCCTGTTCCTCAGTGCGAATGTCTTCAGGACGTGGCGCGCCTGTGAAGACTGGCCCACCGGGAATCGGCTGACCTGGCCCGCCTCTCTGAATGAGCCCTGGCTGCTGTGCCAGTGGGACGCCGCTGATGATGTTGCCCACGCGCCCGCCCAGTATCTCGAGGAAGCGTGCGTTGATTGCTGCGAATCCAATAGCAACGCCTTCTGCGTTTTCTTCCACCTGCTTCATTCCATCAGCAAGTGCCTTTAATGCCTGATCTGTGGTCAGTCCACCGCCAGTTGGCAATGACGGCCCTTGCACTACTTTTACTGCCTTGGGTTTCTTGTCGTTGCTAAGCAGTTCCTGCAGTGCTTTACCTGTAGCACTCATACCAGTAGCAAGCTGTGGCCCTATACTGAGCTGCCTGCCAGGCATCACTTCTACTTCCTGCCCGCCCACAGTGGTGGTAGTCGTACCGCGCCCTTGCGGTAATCCCCTGATGGTCAAGGCGCTCGTCAATGGCTTCAGAATTGCATCCAGCAAGCGTGCCGTACCTAAGATGACTGGCTCGAGGTTCTTGAATATCTGCAGAAACGTAGTGCCGAAACTGACAATAGCGGGCATCAACTCTGATGCTATTTTGATCTTGAGCTGATCGAATGCCAGGTTCATCAGATCTAACTCATCACCCACCTTGGATGCAGTCTGAAGCACGCCAGCATCGAGCGTCAGGCCAAACCTTGTCAGCGTTTGATTGAGTTCAGATCCACTGTCATCCAGATCACGCCACACCGTCACCATCCGCGCGCCTTCTTTGCCCAGAAGCTGCATGGCCACGGCATTGGTTTGCGTTACATCCTCATTCTTTGCCAGCGTGCCAAGAACTGCTTTTAGTGACTGGTCAACATTGGTGAAGTCAACGACACCCAGCGCCTTCAGTGCCTTTTCGAGTTTTGGAGCGTTACCTGATGCTGCCTCGCCTAAGCTGGCAGAGAACCGTGAAATTGATCCGCGTGCGTCCTGTGCTGTCCCACCAAGGCCCACATAACCTGTTTGCAGTTTCTCCAAGGTTGCAACACTGACGCCTGTGACCCCTGCAAGGTCAACAATTTCATCAGCCAGTCTGCCGCCATCTATGGCCGCACTGATCAGCGCAGCGCCGAGTGCTGTGATGCCCGCGACTGCTGCCGCTGCCGCTCCACCTAAGAGCCCCAGTCCGGCCACCACACCCGATGTGCTGCTCGTGAGACTGCCGAAACTGGATGCGAGCCTGCCAATCGGCCCGCCCATACCGGATAGAGTCTGCGTGGCCTTATCTGCGCTGCTGGTAATATTCTGGAATGACCGCGTAGCCTGCTTCTCACCAGCCACCACGCCTGAGGAATCAATGCCTAAATGTACTAAAGCAATGTCAGCCATTTATCGCTTTGCCCGCATTGGCGTATTCGCCTTGATCTGTTGCGCCTTTGCGCTTGCTGCCAGGAATATCTGGTCAATTCGCATGAGCATCTTCACCTGCCAGGCATTCAGTACCTGGCCCGTCATCGCCTGATATGCATAGAGTTCAGTGTAGGAGAGCGGGTTATATCCAAATCCGTTATGTGACCTTGATGCATTGAGTTCCTGAAAGATCTGGAAGATGTAGGCATCGTGCAGTGGGAATGGCGGTTCGCGTTCGCTTCGCGGCAATCGCCTGGCGCTTCGGTTGACTTCGATCATCTTCGAAGCGGTACTATCCCCTTCGAGCTCGCCACGCAGAGCACTCACCATGAGCTTGTTGCTTACGGCGAACTGCCAGAAGCACCAGTCAAGGATTTTTTTTCGCTGTCCTCCACAACGTCAGCAGGCACATGCCCGTTGAGCGTTCCTTCAGGTGCGCCAAAGTTTGTCAGATCAGAGACAAATTCGAGCACCTGGCTGCGCACCCACGGCAGACCGTAGAGCCATTCCATATGAACTGGCGTGCACGCGAGTGGGGCCCCATCACGCTCTATATGCTCCCATTCCCTTGTGACTGCCATATAGCACCGCACCCGATGTGCTTCGAACTTCTCAATGTCATCTGACTGCACCTTGCCGGCATCACGCTGTCTGCTTACTATCCGCTCCACCTGCCAGGTGCGATCCATCTCCTGCCACCTTTTGGACATGGGCGAAGTCATCAGGATCCTGGCAGGCTCATCACCGCCTATTGGCTCGCCGGTGTATGGATGCTTCAGCACGAGCCAGGCAGCACGCTCCTGCCAGGTTTCAATCTCTTTTGATAATTGCCCAAAGTCAGCCATATCTATGCCACCGTCATCTGGATGATGCTGCTGATCCCCGTATCGTACTGGCCACGAAAGTCCACCGCACTCGCCATCGAGCCGGCGCTATCACTGACAGGCGCATTGACTGCCAGAGCCTTCGGAATGCTCACCGTGAAGGTGTCCTCAGCTGCAGTCTCCGACGACTTCAAGACAAATGAGATTGGCCTGAGCGTGCCGGCAATCGCATCTGTGATGAACGAGTCGTCCCTGTAGTAGACCTCAGCCGTGCCACTGACTTTCAGGTTCTTGTTGATGATGTGATCTGCAGTTGTGCCGCCCCACGCATACTTCGGGTCAGCCTGATTGTCTAATGTCAGCGATGCAGTGAATGCACCGGGCACTGGGAGTGCATTCCACGTCACAGTTGCGCCAGTGAAGCCGGTAGTGAATGGAGACTTCCCAGTCAATGTGCCCATTGTTGCACTGCCCGGAAGTGCACTCCCGACAGTCTGCGCAAGTCCAAAGATGTCGTAGTTAACGCTCACCTTGTCATTGAGCGGCATATCCATCGTGGCGCTGGCCACTTCACAGCCAGTGAATACGAGATACTCATCACCTGTACTCAGTTCCATCTTTGCCACTATGGTGAAGTAGTAAGTCGGGTCAGCATCGGCAGTGATTGCGCCGGCTGCCCATGCTGCAGCGTGCAGCCATGCCCTGAGCAAATCCTGCTGCCCCTGCTCATAATTGAGCACTGTGGGAATGCGCAGCCGCACCGCCCTCGAGCCACCCACCGTGAATGATTTCATTCTCGTGCCGTCGTAGACATCGAACTCAGTGGGTGATGACTCAAATGAGAGGCTGATGCCATCAAGGAAGGGCACAGCGTTATATACGCCTGTAGTGGGAGCTACCCCGCGAGTGACCTCACGTTGTATCCCGATGATAGTGTTTGACAATAATGCGGGATCAGCCATTGTTAATCTCCTATTGGGTTATGTCCTCAATGAACTCAAATGGGAACGAGAATGCGCGGCCAGCCCACTGCTGTTCGAAAGCGGTATCATTCGGCCCCAGGGCCTCGCGAAACCTGATGCCATCACCAAGCGAGCGCCGCTCGAAGGCTGACCTGAATGCATCGCTTGCCGCAATGAGCAGCGCATCGCCGGCATTCTTTGGCGCGAAGATCTGAATGGCGAGCACGCATATAGTTGTGTTCTGCACCACACCCGCGCTCCACGTATAGGCAAATGTCGATTGTTGCGGAAATGTGACGCGCACCCATGCGCCATTGCCAGGCTTCACGAAGTAGGTGTTTGGCCACTCAATCGTGTCTGCCGTGTAGCCAAGGCCGGCCCATACAGCCTCAACAGCCGGCTCGATCACGCCGCGCACTGCACTTGTGGATGTGGCGATTGCGTAGCTCATGCGTTCTCTCTTACATCAATGCCAATAATTTCCTTCGAGAACGCCACACTAAATTCTCTTTGCCAGATCAGGCTTATTTCCGCGAGTGTAATAGCCACGATGCCCTGTGGTGCTTGCTTGCTGCTGCCGTTCTCAAGGAATACAAAATAAGGCGCCGAGTTCACGATGTAGACTTTCTGCCCGGCCCTGAACAGTTTCACGTCACGTTTGGCTTGGGACTTTGGCTTTGAGCCGCTTGGGTCCGTGTTGTTCTCGTCAAACCTTTCATCAGGCAAGAGCCGCACAAACCAGTGGAATTTGGCCGCACCTGTATCCACAGGCGTACGATCTACGAGGCGGCTGGTAGCATCAATAACAGTGTTTTGCAGTGCCTTCCTGAGCCGCTGCGTTTTCTCTCGCTCAACCTTCTTGAGCACCTGCTTGTAGTTGCTTGCCCTGCCTATCGCTGCCATCTAGTTCCCCAGTGTCAGAACATAATTCGCCAGACTCGCGCCAAACCACGCCCGCCTCAGTTCGACGACCCTGTAACTCACGGTGCTGTTCAAGAACAACACGTATCGCACGCGACAAACGCACGCCATCAGAGAAATCCTTTGACGTGTAGAACGATTCCCATCGGCCAACTTCCTGAAGCATTTCATCAATCGTTGGTTCGCTCATCCTTGTGGTCACTCCTATTGATCCAGCGTAAGCACGTAGTTGGTAAGCACGCTGCCAAACCACGACCGCTTTAGTCCCGTTACCCTGTAGGATTGTCCGTTGTGTTCGATGCGATCACCCGGGCTGGGCGTCCCCGGATACGCACCTGCACTCAGAGTGAATGTGGTTGCGTAGGTGATCGCATCTTCTGGTGCACTCACGCGCTCTTGCCCGAATATGCCCTGCACCTGAACACTTGAACTCTCAGAAGGCACACGCGATTGCGTGGCTGTTGAATATCCCTGCAATACCACTGGATAGTAAGTCACGGTTGTACCTACAAGACCGATGATGATCTCAGCCTGCTGTTGATACAGTTCCCCTATAGTCAAACATCCCATAAAGTCACCGCCTTTAAGGACGCTGCTTATCTTAAACCAACGGTGTGAACTCGCGTGCACGCGCTCGACATTGTTCCTGGAGCAGCGATGCCTCAACTGATGAGACGAATGGTATTGATGTGGTCACAAGGTGCGATGCTCGCGCTGCCTTTATCGTCCAGCATTCGTGTATCGCACTCCGCACATCAAACACATTCTCGTAATCCGGCCCGGCATCTTCCCAGTTCGCAGTGCCATCTGCCATCTGACTCGAGGGATAGATCGACCACTCAGGGGCAGTTGAGCTGCTCGTGCCCGTCTGAATGCACATATATCGCCGGCCATTCCTTGGATAGATCTGCACCTCATCCCCATAGATGTACAAAGTGCTTGGCGTCCATACGCCACACCGCATATGCCGCTCGAGGATGGCCGCTTCCTCACCCACAATGGATGGCGTGCAGTCAGGCTCAGCGTGGAGTACCAGCTGCTCATATGCCTGATGGCGCATTTCTTCGAGGGTAAAGTCAGCCATTGTCTTTGCGCCGTTT